CTGGTGTACTCATTAATAAAACTCCACGATTTCATCTGCGATACCATATTTAACTGCTTCCTTCGCAGTTAGCCAGACATCTTCTGGCGGAAGCAAGTATTTACGAATTTCTTTTTCAGACAACCCAGTACAACGCTTATAGTGTTCAATGATGCGCGTCTGTGTGTTATTGAACTCTTTTACTCGAGCCATCAGCTCATGGTCTTTGCCCCATGAACCCCAGCTATACTGATGTGATAGGATTGCTGTATTTCGAGTAATAAATCTCTTACCCTTTTGACCAGCAATAAAAGTCATTAAACCACAGCTGGCAATTTCACCAAGCCCATATGTGTATATAGGAACCTTGGAACCTTTCATTGTGTCGATAAGAGCAAATGCTGAGGCGACATCGCCGCCAGGAGAGTTGATGATAAACTTCATCCAAGAAGGTTTCTTCTTCATAAGGTTACGTTCGAGAATGAATGCGATCGCATCCGCTGTAGAGTCAGCGTTGAAATCTTTATAAAACATATAGTAGTGATGATCTTCGATACTAGGAACTTCAGGCTTGTCGATCTTCACGTTCATTGTATATCCTCAATTTATCCATAGCTAATTTGCGATTCGCAGTTATTAGTATAACCTGATTCTGTAAAGAGTCAAGTAAAATATACTGACTCGTCTTTCGTTGAATCAGTACATATCTTTTAGCTCTGTGCTGTTCTGTATCCAAGAACTTTTCTCGCAGGAAAGTAAGCTATGTTAACAGCTTTGTTTTGATTCCCACCAAGAACTTTTACGTATAGTTCGCTACCATACCACTCATATCCTTGGAAGAAACCAACATGTCCCGCTACTTGGCTTCTGCCACGAGTGAGAACGACGATGTCACCTTCCTTTGGATCTTTTGTTTTTGCTCCCCAGCTCAAAAAGCTACGAGCCATCAAACTGTCGGTGGTTTCATGCCCCGTGCGCGCGAGGATAGCGTTGACGAAACCAGCGCACCATGGGATACGGACAGGGTCCACAGGTTGCTGGTTGTTACCATCCCTCATAAGATTAGCAAGCTCTGCTCTGTTCGAGCGCGCATGCTTACCTTCCCACTTTTTAGCTTCAGCAACAACCTTAGATGCCTGACCACAGTTGAATAAATTGCAATTTTTAGCAATCAATTTGCGCTTTTGATCAACAGTAAGTTGCTTTGGCGCAATACTAGCCATAGCAGCTGATTGTTGGCGATCTCTTTCTCTTTGCCAAAAAACATGTGCAGATGATTCATCGTAGTTAAATTCGTAGTTATATGTAGAAGCTGTCGGCGCTGGTGTAGGTTGTGCTACAGCTACCGTTTGTCTGTTAACTTTCTTCTTAGCCTTCTTCTTTACAGGCTTCTTTTTTACTTGTGTTTGTTCTGCAGTTGTAGAAGTTGGTCGCGCTGCAGCAGATGTTGTCGGCGCAATGTAAATTGCTAGCGCAACAGCTGCAGTTAAAATTGCCTTGTACATACCGTTCTCCTTTCGTCATTGACGCTTATCGAGAACCTCTATCAGCAACTTTGCTGTACCACTATGGAAAAAACCTAGTGCCTGAGCTGTTCCACGAGAAACGTCAATTTCTTTATCTTTGACGAACGGACCTCTATCATTCACGATAACTTCAATACTGTTACCATTTTTTACGTTCGTCAATCTTAGCATCGTTCCAAAAGGTAGAGTACGATGCGCCACTGTGTATTTATTAGGATCGAATCTTTCACCGCTGGCTGTGCGTTTGCAGCACTGATACCAGCTAGCTGTTCCGTGGTAGGCTCTATTAACTACTTTCCCAGAGCTTGTTAGGCTCTGGGATTCTGTTGTAGCACAACCCGATAACAGGATCGCGCCTAGTAATGCTAGATATCTCACTTCTTGCCCTTACGCTTCCCCTTCAAGCGCCTCGACTTACGCTTTTTGGAACCAACCTTGCGGCGACCTCTGCGTGGACGATTCTTATGTGGATGTGGCATAATATAACCTCCTGTTGAAATGGTGCTCGCGGAGGGACTCGAACCCCCGATAAGACCGTTATGAGCGGTCGGCTTTGGCCACTAAGCTACACGAGCGTATACCTAACTGGATAAGTTGTTTCCCAGTTAGCGTTTTAAACTCTCTTTCGAGAGAACCAAGTTTTTGTTGAACTGCTACGGGATACATATTGAACAAGATCTTTGTTTCTCGTTCGGCAATATGCTTTGAATCCTCGTAATAAGCAGCATGAAATTTTAATACCGAATGTGGGTATACGCAAACATTAGGTAAACTCAGCGCCATCGTACAAGCAGAGCGACATTTTATTAAAGCTACTTGCGCACCACTTGTACGGTATTTATTCATACGAAGCATGTATTCGTAGAATTCCCCACCAGAATCATCAACGATAGTAACGATAGCTGGTGGGGTATGCTGTATCAGTTGTGGATTAAAAAAATCCATTTACTCTTTCTTTTCGCCCATGATTTGGAGAAGGCTGACGTAGATATTGATGAAGTTGATATAAAGATTCAGCGCGCCAGTCACGCCAGCTTTTTCCATTTCTTCATCATACAGCTCGTCATATACTTGCTTGAGTTCCTGCGTGTCGTACGCTGTAAGACCAGTAAAGATCAGAACAGAGATACAGCTGATAACTAAAGTCATCATTGAGCTTTGTAGGAAAAGATTAACTAGACCAGCAATAACCAAACCAATCATGCCCATCATCAAGAATGAGCCAATCTTAGTCAGATCACGCTTTGTAACATATCCATAAATCGAAGCAGCGCCGAACGTTGCAGCTGTAATGAAGAACACATTGACAATGCTACCGAGCTTGAAGATCATAAAAATGAAACTCAAACTAATTCCCATCGTCGCGGCGAATGTATAAAAGTAAGCTCGAGTCATTGCCAATGACATCTTAGCTTGGAAAAAAGCATATGCCAGCGACATCGCTAGTGGCATAAAAATAGCCACCCACTTGAATGGTGTTCCCCAAATGAGTTGCATTGCGATTGGACTCATGTTAATCATGATTGCAAACAAACCACTAAGCGCCAGCGCTAGCGTCATTTGATTATAGACACTTAGCATGAACCGACGCAAACCTTCGTCGTACTGAAGACTAGTCTTTTCTACCTTATCTGTATAGAACATGTTACCTCCTTATGCCGCTTGGGCTAGAATTTCTTTTAGTCTGTCTGCTGCGTAAGAAGCTGCGAATGCTTCTGGTTTAACCAAAGGTACTACATTGCATACACCGCGCACATAACCAATAGCTTGTTGAATTACACATGATGAACCATGAACTACATCTGGATTTATATCAAGATGAACTTCACAGTGGCGCTCGCCAATCACTTCAGCAAGATCGAGATACATCTGTGATGCTCGATATACTTCATTCATGAGACGCATGGCTGGACGATCGTGTCGATTATCGAAGTCGCGCTCAGTGTCTACCTTACCAAAGATCTTACAGCCATGCTTGCCATCATGGTGAATGACAATCGCTACCGTATAGTCAGCAAAGAATACTTCATCCTTGCGGTATCGTTCGCTATCAGCACCAATATAAATGCAAGTTGCCTCTGAACTGTTAGAGATAAACTCGCGGACTTCGTCGATATTAAATTCTCTTGCCATGCTTCACTCTTTTAAATTGGTACCCACGGTCGGACTCGAACCGACACTTTAGAGATTTTAAGTCTCTTGCCTCTGCCATTGGGCTACGTGGGCACATGTTTCTTGTGAACCTTCACTGATATCCAGCTATTATAATAACCTTCTTTCTCCAAAACGTCAAGCAAAAACTGATACTTTGCTTCCCAGTAATTGCATTCTCCTTTGGTTTTACAGAGGCGAATTATTGTTCTTTTGAATTTATCTGGACCGAGCTGTTCTACGTCAGCATTCAGTTCTTTGTTAGATCCGTAATATTGTTTCCAGTCTGACTCGACGAGCATACGTTTCTTCTTACCCTTGACTTGTTTTGTCTTGGATCTCTTTAGTAATTTCTTACCGATGTATTTGCGATTGTTCGTTAGGTTGGTTATATTATAAACGAAACCGATATATTCGTCAAGTAATTCAGAATCTACAACTTGACCATTGTACAGCCAGGGGTTTTCATACGACATAAAGAGAACTCCAATATTTGTTCCCTCTACTTATTCATTCGTCCCAATCTGGTTCTTCCTCATCTTCTTCATAAACTATTTTTTCACTACAAAATGGACAATACTCTGGCTCGTTAATTTCTTCGTGTTGTACATTAAATTGTGCACCACATTCTTGGCATTCAAATTCCATTATTCTTTCCTCTATAATTCAAGTTAACGATTTTTCATTTGTTTTCCAATCTATTATTTCAAAAGTTCCATTATGATGTTCAACAATAGCAGTACAGGATTCTACCCAATCACCACAATTCATATAAGTTATACCATCAATATCTCTTATATTTGCGTGATGTATATGACCGCAAATTATCCCATGCATATTTTTAGATTTTACATAATCTGATAATGTGGTTTCGTAATTACCAATAAAGCTAACTGATTCTTTGACAGTTTGTTTTAGATAAGACGATAACGACCAATATTCCATACCGAAATACGAACGAAGTTTATTCAAAATAATATTCAAGATAATACTAACATCATAAGCCCACGAACCAATTTTGGCTAGCCACTTAGCATGACTGATTACAACGTCAAACTGATCTCCATGAGTTACTAATAGTACTCTATTGTCAACAGTTATGTGATGCGTTTCTTTAAGTAGCCAAATATTTCCAAATTCAGCATCACAATAATCTCTCATTAACTCATCATGATTTCCTGGTATATAGCATACTTCTGTACCTTTACGAGCCCTTCTCAATAATTTCTGTACTACGTCATTATGCTCTTGTGGCCAATATTTGTTACCTGCCATAGCCCAACAATCAACTATATCACCAACAAGATATATTTTTTCGCATTCAAAAGTTTTTAAAAAATCTAGCAATTTATCTGCTTGGCTCATACTAGTGCCAAGATGAATATCTGAAATGAATACTGATCTGTATGACTTCATCTAAAATCCTTGTAGTCGTTTGTAGTGGATTTATTTTTGAACGTCACAGAAAAATAATTAGAAAGATATAACCAAGTCGTCTTTAATACACCCTGATCTTTTAATCTTCTTGGAGAAGAATGCAATTTAAGATCCATAACAAATTTGATTTTACCAAACTGTTGTAGTCTTTTCT